GAGTATGATGCACATGAGATGTATAAAGAGCAAGTTGAAAAAAATAGAATCACTTCTCTTCATGCAGATCATGGAGTACTAGAAGTTAGATATGCTGATGGGACTATGGCAATCTATAAAAAAAGTAAATGGAGAAACAAGTTTAAATTAATAAGGAGAAGACAATGAATGAAGAACTATTCAAGTTAACAAAGGACCAGTTTAGAGAATGGGATACCTTTTGTACAGAGAATGGTGCAGAGATGTATAAGAATAAAGATACTTATTCTATTGTACACTCAGCTACTTCTGATACATACAATTTATATGTAAATTCAAAAGAGCAATCAGGAATAATAAATTTCTTGAATAAATTGCTTGCATAAAAGAATTAGATGTGGTATACTGCTTGCACTCAAAGACATGACCTTAATATTAAAGGCAATTTCCTTGAGTCATTAAGTAGCTATGCCCTCTATCTCCATCCTCCTCAAGGTGCTACTTAATTCAGTTATCTGAGGTGATGGGGCAACTGGCTCATAGCCCCAACTCGAAAGAGTTAGCTATGGTATTTTATAATACTGTTAAATAACAAGGAGAAAAATATGGCAGTACAAGAAGGAACTGCGTATTGGGCAAGTATTAAAACACCTAATACCAGATTTGAACCAGTATTCACAATCAACCTAGTGGTTGACGAGGATACTGCAAATGATTTTGCGTCACGAGGACACACGATCAAACAACTTGATGAAGGACCATCAATAATTATCAAGAGAAAAGTTGACGGACCTAATGGAATGGTCAGACCTGCACCTAGATTACTGGATGCAGATAAGAATGAAGTTAACTATTCAGTTGGTAATGGTTCTAAAGTCAAGGTTCAGTATAATGAATACGAAGGCGAGAATAAGTTTGGACCTTATAAAGGTTTAGATTTACAAGCAGTTCAAGTGCTTGATCTTGTTGAGTATCGTTCCGAAGACGGAGCTGAATTACTGGACGGGGAGGAGTTCTAATGGCAGACACTCCCGAATTTTCAGGACCACCTATAACTATAAATAATGATGATGGTTCATCTAAAATTTATGACACAGGTTTGTTAAGTCCTGAAGCAAGACAAGCTGTAGATATGATGGCTTTTATCAATCGATTAAGGCAAGTATTAGATACATCTAGTCAAGTGTTCAGTAATGTTGTAACCAGTAACTTAACTGATGAAGCTATGGTTGATGAAACTGTAGCTACTGAAGAAGTTGTTGACGAAGACGACAGTACTGATGAAGAAGATACTAAATAACTTTAGTATCATCATTAGATCGAGGGCAGGTGGTAGTAGCTTGCCCTCCTTTTTTTATGAGGAGGTTATATGGAAAAAAGTAATTGGGATAAACACAACTTACCATGTCCAAAATGTGGTGGAAGTGATCCTGTTTCTACAAATAAAGATGGTTCAGGCTACTGTTTTAGTTGCGAGAGCCATTTCAAAAACTATCAAGACTCTCTTGATGGTAACATCGTAGAGATGTCAATGCATAAAGAACCTACTACATTTTTAAACTCATACACAGGAGTCTTTGGAGACTTAACTGATCGTAATATTAGTGAAGATGTTGCAAAGAAATATGGTGTACGTGTTACTTATGATAGTCAAGGTAATGTCCTGAAACATATCTACCCTTACTACAACAGCAATGAAATAGTTTCTACTAAAACTAGAACTGTATCAACTAAAGGCTTTGTAGTTAATGGAGGATATGAAGGAACTGGTCTTTTCGGAGAACAACTCTTTGGAAAGGGTGGTAAGTATCTTACTATAACAGAGGGTGAATGTGATGCTATGGCAGTCTACGAAATCTTTGATAAGAAATGGGCATCTGTTTCTATCAAACGTGGTGCGAGTGGTGCAGTTCGAGATGTTAGAGATAGCATTGAGTTCATTGAATCATTTGATAATGTTATTATCTGTTTTGATAATGACAAGTATGGTAGAGAGGCAGCTAGAAAAGTTGCTCGTATTATAAAACCGGGAAAGGCTAAGATTGTTTCTTTACCTGAAGGTTTTAAAGATGCTAATGCCATGCTTGAGCAAGGGCAGTACGCACAGTTTACTAAAGCTTGGTGGGATGCTAAGACATACACACCATCAGGTATCATGGAACTCTCTAGTGCCAAAGAGAAATGGTTACATAGAGAAACCAAACCTAGTATTGCATATCCTTGGGAAGGCTTAAACAAAAAGCTTTATGGTATGCGTAAAGGAGAACTGGTAACACTTACAGGTGGAACTGGTTTAGGTAAGTCAAGTATTACAAGAGAGCTTACTCATTATCTTATTAAGAATACAGAAGATAACGTAGGTATTATAGCTCTTGAAGAGAACTGGCTTAGAACTGCTGATGGTATTGTATCTATAGAAGCTAATGATCGTCTTTATCTTGAAGAGAAAAGAAAGAATTACACAGACGAACAACTCACAGAGTTATTTGAAAAGGTTATTCAGAAAGATAAAGTATTTATTCATGCCCACTTAGGAGCTATGGATATTGACGAGATATTTTCTAAACTTAGATACATGATCGTTGGTTGTGAATGTGATTGGGTTATCGTTGATCACTTACACATGCTAGTTAATCAGCTTACTGAATCCGATGAACGTAGAGGAATTGATACTCTTATGAATCGTTTACGTTCTCTTGTTGAAGAGACAGGTGTAGGTATGTTCTTAGTATCTCACCTTAGAAGAGCAGCAGGAGAGAAAGGACACGAACAAGGTATTGAAGTTTCGTTGTCTCATCTTAAAGGTTCTCAAGGTATATCACAACTATCAGATTGTGTTATAGCTTTAGAAAGAAACCAACAAGCAGAAGATGAACAGGAAGCTAACACTACTAAAGTAAGAGTTCTTAAATCTAGATACACAGGAGACACAGGTAAAGCCTGTAGTTTATTATACAACACAAGTACAGGTCGTATGAGTGAACTCACAGACGAGGAAACTTTAGATGATCTACCATTTTAGGAGGCAACATGAAAGAAATTGTATTTGATATTGAAGCCAATGGTTTAAAGCCTGATACTATTTGGTGTATTGTAGCTAAACCTTTAGGTGAACCAGTCGTTTCCTTCGGTCCTTCTAGAATAAAAGAAGGTATTGAGTATCTTGAAGAAGCAGATGTTCTTATTGGGCATAACATTCTAGGTTTTGATATGCCTGTTATTGAAAAATTACATGGTGTTAAACTTAATAATAAAGTTATCAAAGATACTTTAGTTATGTCTAGACTTTTTAATCCTATCCGAGAGAATGGTCACAGTTTAAAGACTTGGGGATATGTAGTAGGTATGCCTAAGGCTGAACAACCTGAGGATTGGGACAGTTATAACAATGAGATGTTAAAGTATTGTCAGCAAGATGTTATCTTAAATGAAAGAGTTTATAAAAGACTACTTGAAGATGGTAAAGATTTCTCAGAAGAGTCGATTAACCTAGAACATTCTGTTGCTTTAGTTTTAAAAGAGCAAGAGGATGTTGGCTTTGAATTCAAACAAGAGCAGGCTATGTTATTAGTTGCACAACTAAAAGAAAGAATGTTTGAGGTTGAAAAAGAAGTTCAAAAGGTATTCAAACCTAAGATGGTTGATATAAAATTAGTAACACCTAAACTTAAAAAGAATGGTACACTATCTAAGTCAGGTTTGACTGCTGAAGAATACGAGAAAGTATTATCAACTGCTGACTTGAAACCTTTTATGAGACAGAAGTTACAACCTTTTAATCTAGGTAGTCGTAAACAAATTGGTGAATATCTTACAGACTTTGGTTGGAAACCCAATAGGTTTACTCCTACTGGACAACCAATCGTAGATGAATCTTCCTTAGCTAAAGTAAAAAAAATCCCTGAGGCTAGACTAATAGCAGAGTTTCTTTTATTACAAAAGAGAATTGCACAAATAGATTCATGGATACTGGCAGTAGCTGAAGATAATAGAGTGCATGGTTTTGTAGTACCTAATGGTACTATTACAGGTAGAATGTCACACAGGTCTCCTAATGTAGCTCAAGTTCCTAGTTTAGCTAGTGAATATGGGAAGGAATGTAGAGCTTGTTGGACAGTTAAAGATGGTTATAAATTATTAGGTGTAGATGCTAGTGGTCTTGAACTACGAATGCTTGCACACTATATGGACGATGAGGATTATATAAATGAAGTTACGACAGGAGACATACACACAGCTAATCAGAAAGATGCAGGACTTGAATCAAGAGATCAGGCAAAGACATTCATCTATGCATTTATATACGGAGCAGGAGATGCAAAAATTGGGAGTGTGGTTGGAGGAGGCAAAAAGCTTGGCTCAGAACTTAAAAAACGATTCCTTGATAATAACCCATCACTTAGAACTCTTCGAGAAAGAGTATCGAGAGCAGCTAAACGAGGATACCTTAAAGGATTAGATGGTCGTAAGATATTTATTAGAAATGAACATGCTGCTTTGAATAGTTTATTACAAGGTGGTGGTGCAATAGTTATGAAGAGAGCATTAGCTATGCTAGACTCTCTCATTAAATTAAATACATATGATGCTAAGTTTGTAGCTAACATCCATGATGAATGGCAGATAGAAGTTAGAGAAGATTTAGCAGATCATATAGGAGAATTAGCTGTCGGCTGTATTGAGAAGGCAGGTGAATATTATAACATGCGTTGCCCTTTAACAGGGGAATATAAAATAGGAGGTGATTGGAGTGAAAC